CCACTAAGGTCGATTCCAGCTCCACCCTGTTCGAAAAGGGGAACGTCGGTGTATATTTTTATGTCGCCGCTGGTGGCGGTGGTGGCGTTTCTGACCATTACAGCCGAGTAAGGAACAATGGCGTTATCACCGCCAAGAGGGCCACCGTTCACAAGGGCGCGCGGGGCAGTAGTACCACGAGAATCGAAAGCAATAGATGCATCAGTGATGCTAAAGTTGGCGGCAGGGGCCAAATTAGCAAGATACACACTTACCTTATCTCCATTAACAATTTCGGGAGAAGCAAGTGTTACACGGATTCCACGGCTGAGCGCCGTAGGTATCCCATCGCCACACAGAGTGCGGAAAAGCATCGGGATATTTTCGTGACCAGCAAGTCTGCGGCCATAGTTTGTTGGGTTGCTTGCAAGGTCACCATCAACAAATGACACATCATTCAAGTAAACACAAGGAGAAGTGATCGAACGCACGTTCTCAATTCCAGTTGCAGGGTTTAGTCTTGCGATATCAACGCGCACCTTAAGAGAGGAACCCGTGCTGTCTTGAATCTGGTCAACAGCTGCAGAGATATCAATGAACAAAAGGTTATCCTTGCCTGTGGTAACTTTTCCGCCAAGAGCAGAAAGGCCATTATAAATGACGTTACTAGTAGCTTCCGAACCGAGAGTATTTACGGCAAACACCATGATTATAATATTAACTAATATTTTATTTTACAAAAAGTAAATAAATGTTTATAACTTAAGTTAAATGATTCTTTCTTTCTCTGAATAATGATGATGCCTATATATTTTAAGTTTGCAAGTAGGTATAAAAATACAGTAGCAATGTTTTATATCAACATAAAACACAATATTGAGTAATTACAGTAGCTTGCCTATCTATCTGCCTATTTCCTTAAGATGTATTCGGTTGCGTGAAGGACCGCCTCTAGGAGTCCTTTCTTAATTCTGGTCATCATGGCACAGTTTGTGACAGGCGATGTGTTGCATATGCGTGCGACCATGTCGGAATATCTGTAGTGTTCGTTCTCGGTGCGTCTTCCTCTATTTTTATCTCCGTCTAAATGTTTTACTCTCCATTGGTTGCACTGTGCAATAAGAGATACGTGTATTTTTTGCACCATTCGTTGCAAATGTTCGTTTGTAAATATTGTCCATGTGTTTTTGTGTGTGGTGTCGGTGATGTCGGTGGTATATGATTGGTTGCTATTGTTTTTGCTAAAAGTCTTGGTGTGTGCGGGCGGGGGCGGGTATCCGTAGATGAACATTATGTTTTTATGGTATTCTGAGAAGCTCATGATTGGTAGTGCAGCGTTGGCGGTGGTTAGGTTGTCATTGGTCCATTTTTTTCGTGCATATTCGCACACGAGTGTTATGGTATGTGTGATGAGGTCGTCTAGTTGAAGGTCTCTGTCTAGCAATACGTTTTCATCGAGTGTCATTTTTCCTGCTAAAATTGCAGCTTCAATTTCTTCCATATTGATAAAAGGCGTGGCACCCGTATCATGGTCATTGAGCAATGCAATGACATCTCTCTTAGTGATGGCTTCTCTGTTGGTCTTTCCACTTCGTTTCTTAAGTTCGTGAACGGTGTGTTCAAGTTCTTCGATGCGGTTACTGAGGCTTCTAAACATTTGTAGTACCTCGCTTTTTGTGTAAATGTCTTCTTTGTCGTTGCTTTGTGAGCGTCGATGTGTGTGGTATGTTTTTGAGATAAGTTCCATAATTCGATGTTACTGTAGCGTGTTCTGATTAACAATGTATAATATAATCGTGTGTCTGCGATTAGGTAAGTTGATGTATCGCTTTCAGATTTGTGTTAAGTTGTTGTTCAATTTTGTTTCTGTTTGGCATGGGATATCAATGTATGCCAATCAGATTTGTAGTACATTTTGTGTTGTTTGTTGATTTGGAAAAGGGGAAAGAGTGTGATTCTTGTGATTGAATTACATAACACATAAGTATGAGTATCTTTCGTCGATGTATTTTTTGCATATGCGTTCTGTCTCCATGGAGTCTTGCATTTTTTGTATTTCTTTGTTGACGGCTTCTAGTAGGCCGTGTTTATTTTTGTTGATTGCAAACACTGCATCTCCGAATCCGAAGTTGGCGGAGGTCATTTTCAAGTCGTACTTTTTGGCTACAACAATGGCAGCGGATGTTTCTAGTGCAACTCCGTCGTATTTATTGGTGTTTTCTAGGTACTTGGCAACCATTTTTTTGATGTTTGTTGGCATTTCGGTGACTCGTGTTCCATATCGCCTGAATTTCTCTGCGATGGACTGGTCTTTTAATGCGAGTATGTGCATGGTGGGTATGGTTTCTGCGGTGTATTTCGTGGCAGTGTTAATTTCGATGACTCTGTTTGTGACACTTGCAGTGAGATATGTATTGAATGCAAGTGCTACTACCATAATCAACATGGTGAAGAATATGGATGTAAAACTGAGTGGGCTCTCTTCTGCCATCATGCCTGCTTCGGCAAGAAATACAGATACTGTTGCTATGATTGAGCGTCTGAGCCGAAGTGGGTCGGACATGTCATTATTGCGTGCTCTCTGGAAATAGTATATGAGCCATCCGATAACGATTCCGACGCAAATAACAACGATTACAGGAATAAGTAATACTTCTGTCATTATATTCAGCACGGTGCGTGCGTTGACACCATCTTTTGGTTTATATACGATGACATCTCTCTCCATGATAATGCTCTTAGTGAAGTCAACTTCTTCTAGGCGCTTAGCGGTGGTTGAAAAATTATGTACTCCAATGTCGTACTTGCCGTCGCGTATATCGTTGAGTGCCTTGGTGAGACTAAACTGTTCATCGAATGTCTCAACAAATGTATAGTTTTCCGATAGAGATTGTTTTATCTTTTGATATACATCGTAGAAAAGTCCGACATAAGTGGTGGTTCCGTCTGCGTGTGTTTGTTTATATGCATGTGGACTTCCAGTTACATTTATGATAACTCTTATGGTGGGTTTCTGTGCCATGGACATATTTAATATGGTGTTTATTGATATATAATATATATACAAAATAGTTCTTTCTTGGTTGAATGTTGGTGATAGTTTGGGTGTGGCTCTTTAAGTATGTTATATATATGTTATAATATTGCTCTTAAAGAATGTGCAGAAATTTTGCAGGCTGAAAACATGAATTTTGAAAAATGGACATTTTTGAATGTCTAATAAATGTCCAATTTTAATTATTCTCTACTTTTGAAAATTAAAAATATTTTTTTTTTATGGTAACAAACTTTTCGTCGGCGATCCATTTTGTTACCATAAAATGAAAATTTGCAAAATTCACCAAAATCGGCTGTTCGGTCTTTTGGGGAAGGTGGCTAACGGTGGCTAACGGGGTGGCTAACAAAACTCGCATTTTTAAAATGTTGTAATAAAATTATTCGGCTTCGCATTGTAATTGTATTGTGTTTGTTATATTGTAAATATCAAAACCGCTGCATTTCAACTTTTGCGAGTTTTGGCTAATAAAAGTCGCAACACTGACAAACAATTTCAACCATATTAGTTACCAACTGGCATGGGTGTATGGTGTGTATTAGTGTTGAAATAATGTAACATTTGTTAGCATAGTTTCGGTCTGTCGAAGAATATGCGTTTTCCAAGTATATTTGGATAGGATATCGAACAATCGATAATAGTATAAAAAGAAAATGTGGATATATAATAACCGCCATTCTTTGCGAATTAATCTTTCCATTTTTATCCTAGCTATTTATTCACCGCTGTTGTATGTCAGATAATGATTATTCCTTCTTTGGATTTTCATGTACATGGTGTAAGTATAAGTGTTCGCGAAGAAATGATATGCAAAAACATATGCAAACGTCAAAACATAAAAAAAATGTGGAGCGAGTTGAGCAGATGGGGATTATGAAAATAAACCACACCGCACGGTCGCCGATGTTTTCTCCGTCAAGTACGGTTGCCCCCGCGGCACATATAATACCGCTTAAAATGCCCAAATCACAGATACAAGAAGATAATTCGTATGTTGCGAGTGATTGTAGTACGTTTTATAACATGAATGCTTCCCCCGAACCCCAATCTGCTCATAACTCTGTGGTGTCGGCCACTTCATCGGCTTCAACGGCTTGTATGTGTGGAAAAGTATACAAGCATATGTCATCGCTTTGTAAACATCGCAAAAAATGTGATGCCTATATCCAACGTCAAGAAGAATGTGATGACACTGTAAATGAAGTTTACACAGATAGTGACGATGAGGATGAAAATATCGAGGAGGCCAAATCACCGTATGTGGTTAAGGTTGAAGATTCGGCTGTGTGTGACGTGTTGTCTGTAAAGCAGCATGAACCTAATGGTGAAAGTAACCCGATTATTTCTGGTGATAATATGCGAGAACAATTAAACAGCTCGACTATAACTAGTATACTTGCAACGATTATTACGGAGCAGACGAAGCGAAACGACGAATTAAAGTCTATACTTGCACAACAGAGTAAGCAGCTGAGCGAGTTATCTGAAAAGACTTCATCTAGTAATGTGACCAACATCACAACCAATAACACAGTGAATAATAAGTTTAATCTGAATCTGTTTTTGAATACAGAGTGTAAGGATGCGATGAATATAAGTGAGTTTATCGATAGTCTCCCAGTGAACGTGAGTGATTTAGAGAATATGGGTAGTTTTGGTTTCGTGGAAGGTATGACGCGTATTCTTCTCAATGGTCTACGGCAGCTGGATATTGACAAGCGGCCTATTCATTGTAGCGACACAAAACGCGAGTCTATTTATATAAAAGACAATGATATATGGGAGAAGGATACTGACCAAAATGATAAGATGAAGCGGGTGATACGTCATGTGCGTCATAAGAATGTGAAAAAGATTCCAGAATGGCAGCGAAATAATCCTAATTTTGGGAATCCTCGTTCGAACACCCACTTGCGGTATATGAGTATTATTGGCAATACAATGGGTGGGTCGACGGAAGAGGAAGATGAACAGTTACAAAATAAGATTATTCGCAAGTTAATTCCTGACGTGACTATCCCAAAAAATCATCGATTTAAGCTTACGTACAGCACAAGTGGTGCGGACACATAAAAATGTCGATTACAAAATAAAAATAGCGAAGTGCCATTTTTATTTTGGTTTGATTTGATTTGCTTTGCTTTGCTTATTTACGTAGTTACTTACCTTTGTTGTATTTGGTTTCTGAATCGATTCTATTCGGTGGGTTCTTCATCGTGTTAGTGTTATTGTTAGTCAAAGAATCCATAAGGGGATTCTGTTCTGCAGAAGGGGCACGGGCTGTTGACGAGTCGACGGTAGCAGTCTGTGCATACGCAATGTCCGCAGTGAAGGTCTATGTTGAGTTTTTCATCTTCGTAGCAGATGTTGCACTCTGTCAAGTTGTTTAACCGTGTGAATAGTGCAATTTTGTTGGCATATGTGATGACTGATCTTTCCTTTTCAATGGTGGCAATACATTCGCGAATAATACCCTTCTCTGCGTCTGACATTTCGCGTGTGTCTGTATTTTGCAGAGTGTGTCTGATTTCGAGTGTGTTTGTGCTGCGCATGAAGGTTGTATAGTTGGTCTTGTTGTTTTCATCGTCATCATCATCATCGTCTTCTGGCCATACGTAGTGGTCGGAACGATTGTCGATAATCTTTTTGTATGCCATGGCGAACTTGACTGCATCTTTTCCGTATGCAACTGCACACAGCATTTCGAGAGCTTCGTTGTCGTCATTGTCTGCGGCCATTGCGTAGTACTTTATCATCATTTGTGTTGCGTGGTCTGCGACGGCCTTGTCCTCGCTGTTGGACTCGTTTTTGTATAGGTCTGCGAGATTGTACATGGCGAGCATATCGCCGTTGTTTTCAATAGCGGTAACGTATTCTGTTTTTGCTTCTTCAATGCGGCCAGCGTCTTCTAGAATGTTTGCGAGTTCTTGTCTGCAGGTGAGATACGGATTAAGTGCGAGTGCAATGCGATACTCTCTCTCTGCATCGATATAGTTATCACTCTTGTGAATACGAAGTGCTTGGGTTGAAATAATGTGTGCGATAGATGCAATGCCAATGTATGTATTGGCCTCATCGTGTAACAACTGGTTGACTACTATAATATCTTCTGCTAGCCCTTCATCTTCGCTGTCATATAGTGTGTCTTCATCGTCACTATCGCCTCGCGTGTCTTCGTCTTCGTCTTCGTCTTCGTCTTCGTCTTCGTGTGAACCAAAGTGTTCGTCGTGCAATGTGTATGGTTGTGGTTGTCTATCTATCTGAAAAGTAACATCTTGTGATTGTTCTGTATCAGTTTCGGTGGTGAGGTCGTGTACTTGTACCTCTGGGGATGAGTACATGAAAGGAACTGGGTGATTTTCCGCGATGCTGCCATCGTCAACGCTAAAGTCGATGATGTCCATGCCGAGTTGGAAGTACTCTTCGTCCATTTCTGGGATTAGGTTCATTGTTATTTAAATTATTCCACCGTTTGGTGTATATGTTAGTTGCAAGCTATGATGGTGGAAATTGGCATTCAATTTATTGTACTGTGGGCCGAGGTATGTTGGCATGTGTCCCACCTTCTCTCTTTCTCTCTTTGTATGAACTCACTGTAAATTGAAAAAAATAGTGTGCTTGGTGTAGTTGGCATATCAACTAATATTCGACATCTCTTTCGATAGTAATTACAAAATGAGCGACACGTTTTGTGTAGTAGCCCTGATAGTCTGTTTGGTGAGTTTTGTGCTCGGTGCTATATTTGGTTGTCCGTGTGATAAGTCTAGACAACGCACCCCCGTGCGTCCGTATGGTTAGTTATTAGGTGGGTTGGGTTTGGTTCTCTAACAAATAAGTTGATAATAAATAATATAATAAGTACGCTAGCTATATATGTATACAAATACAACACCCCACCCATGCATATGAAACGAATTGAGATAGAGGTGAGTGATGACGATTATCGTCTTCTTTCTTTTCTCACGCAAGAAGAGCGTGCACTGGCACTGAAGAGTGGTGCGATGTGTTTACAAGAGTGCAAGGCGAGGTTGTCGGAAGCCACTCATGCCGAGATGTATCGGGAGATAGAGCGGCAGTTCGCCGATCGTGCATCTGTTCTCTCTTCAACTATAACAAGACTTGAGAGTGAGATAGATATAGAGCGTGAACTCCGTTCACGTGAAGCATTGCTGCATGACGAGAAGGCTGAGCATGACATAAATACTATTGTTCGTCACAAGATGGATGTGTATGATAAGTTAACAAGTGAAAAGGCGGCTGAGGCATCGAGGTTGGCAGAGCTTCTTAGGATGCGCGAGAAGGAGTTGTTTGAGCTCGGCGAAAAGATGCGTGTGCAGACGGATAGCTTTGACGCACGCGTCAACCAGCAGGTTGCGAGTATCGGCGAGAAAATGAGCGAGGTATTGGAGCGAAGTACCCAACTGTTAGAGTCCGTGTCTGCGAAAACGGCTACAAAAACGTCTAGCGAAATAGGGGCGATCGGTGAGCAGTGTTTTTTAGATGTTGCGAAGGCGACTTTTTGCGACTTTGATGGATTCGATATAGAAGATGTGCATAACCAGCCGCATCGTGGGGACTTCCTTCTCTCTGTGAGAGGGCTAACAATAATGGTTGATACGAAGTATTATAAGCGAAATGTAGACAATCCCCAGATTGACAAGATTAAGTCGGACCTGCTTCGAAATCCTAGTATCCGTTTTGCTTGGCTTGTGTCCTTATATTCGGATATAGACAGGCGAGACAAGGCCTCGTTTATGTTTGAGTGGGTGACTGACACACAGTGTGTGGTTCATGTAAACCGTCTTATGTTGGTTGAAAATCGAGAGGCTATGTTGAAGAGCATATTTTATCTGTGTCAAGATTACGATAAGCAGATTTCTTTGCGAGATACTGGGACGGACGAGTTGGTTGCGATAAAGAACAGTTACTTCAAGGTTGCAGAGAGAGTAGGTGAAATGCGCAAGCGTATGCGCGAGCTGAAGGCAGTGATTGTAAGTACTCGTTCTCTCTATGATCAGTTAGAGAAGGATCTTCTGAACCTAATGAATGATGAGAGCAACGACCCGAATGTCAAACACTACGGAACAGTGTCTGGTTGGGTGGCAGAACGCATGGCGAAGGATTCCAGTAGCGTGTTAAAATCTACTGCGATATGGGGGATGTTCAAGAAGGAGAATCCTAAGATTGTCCAAGAGTTGAGCGTGTCTAAGTTCAAGGAAATACTCGTAGCTGTAGTGGGCGATGCATGTATAGTGATGCCAAAAGGCAAGCAGGGTACGTTTGACGTGACTGGGTTTGCGTGGGTAGACGATGATGTGAAATGTGCATCGCTGCCGCCACCGCCCCCGATGCTGAGCGTGAACACGCCGACGATATAACAAATTGAACAGTGATATCTTACATTGTTTAGTGCAACCAAAGTGAATTATATCGTTACTAACGATGAATCGGTATACTTCTAGACCCGATGCATATTTTGTAAAAGAGGACGTAGAACCACATGAAGAGTTCATGCATAAGTATATTTATCAGAAAAAAATTGAGGGACTGAATGTCCCCAAGCCAGTAATGTACAATAAAAAAACCAAGCAGTTTGTTATGGCGGAGATAGATGGGGTGTCTGTGTCTGATATGTATGGCGAAATAGTGAATCTTGTTCCTGATGACGTGTTTGATAAAATCCGTGATATAATGGTGAAATTAGTTGCGAACGGAATTGAATATCCCGATTTTACAGGATATAATTTTATCATTGACAATAATATTCCTGATAAGATTTGGTTGGTTGATTTTGAGCATGCAGTGATTAACTATAATATCGAGGATAAGTTCATAAATGGCGTATGTAATGGCGAAAAGAAATGGAATATTAATTTTATGTAGTGTAAATAAATAGTGAGTGAATATAATATGCATGCAGTAGTTCGCATGCATATTATAGGATAGCTAGATAGAGAAACCTAACGCTTGATGTATTTTCTATGTATAACTATTTTTTGTTACGCCTAGTTCCCTTGTTCGTGCGTGTTTTTGATTTGCGTGTTTTGATTTTACGCAATTTATGTGTGTAAAATCCTGCACCGTACATGGCTTGTTGACCTGCGATGTATTCATCAATATCGGACTGCGGCACTCCTCCTCCTCTGCGTTTTCTGTTCCCTCCAACAGTTATTAGTCTCTGTGATAGAGGTGATGGTGTAATAATATTACGGTTATTGTTGGTAATCGCTGGCCGCACGGAACAGAATGAGCTGATATCTGGTTTGCCTTTGGATTTGAATGCGTAACCAACTCTAATTCTAGAGAGAACCTGATAGTTTCCTATGCTTAGTGAGTATGCGAACTCTTCAAGTGATGTATACATTGCGAGTGCTTTTGACAGTAGAGATATGTCTGACTCTTGATGAAAGTAGATGGGTTGTGACATGTCGATTACAGGTTTTAACATGTGTTCCATGTTTTTAATGTCTGGTACGAAGAGGAGTTCTAGGTTGAGTCTTCGGTCTTTTATGAGCGACACATAGCATTCGTTTTTGCACGCGGCTGGAAGGTATATTACTGAATATCCCCTAGTAAGTAGTGCAATTATCATTGGTATAGTGTATTCTTCCCCTGGAATTGAGTTTTCACACAAAATAATCGTGTTATCTGCATCGGTTCGAGTGTTTATTATGTTTTGTCCGTTTCCACTTGTCCAATAAGTGTTGTTGAGCTCATCTGTTACTATTTTCATATTATTGTCAACAGTTTTTTGTTTTTTTCCGTATCCCTTATCGTAATTAGTGATGTACATGGGGTATTCGTTATTTTGTGGGTTCGCCTTGTCGACAAGTTTTTTTTCGTATAGGATAGGATTTCCATCATCTATGTATTGTGTTTCGCTCATGTAAGTGTGGTATGATTTGAACTGATTTGCCATTTCTGCACTGGGGAACATGAATGCTTCGTAGAACTCTTCGCTGACAGGAATATCGTCTTCTTCTGAGTCTAGAAACTTGTGTAATTTTGGGCTTCTGTCGCTGGATGCTCCTGCTCCTTCTGCGGTTTCTTCGCTGGTGAGGCACTCTGGGTGGTCGATAAATATGGATTCATCCATTTCGTTTTTATCCCAGTCGTATATGTGTTCTAACATTCTGTCGTCATAGTCGAGTGTGAGCCATAAGTATTCTATTGGTAGTTGAATGATATTCATGTTAAGAAGAAACTTTCTAGCGTTAAAAATCATGGATAGGATACGGTCATCTGCCTTTCCTAGGTTGTATGTCTTAGCACTTTCATCAATCCACATGTCCATGAGTGCGATTGCTTCTGATGAGTTAGAGAAATACATGATTCCTCCCGATGTTTCGAACTTGTATGGGTTGTACATGATGCTGGTTCCGATATTGTAGCTAGATCGCGGGTCAATGTTCCACCCGCGCGACATGAAGTCGATATTTTTCATATCAAAAATGGCTGGATATTTTCTGATAAACATGTCGCCGTCGATGTATACGGCGGCTCTTCCGCCGCAGAGTTGTAGTGCGTGTTTAATGAACATGGGTTTAGCGTTGATAGCAAGTTGATATAGTTTGTTTCGCGAGAAGTAGTCGTATTCGACTGCTAGGTAGTTGCAGTTTGCCTTTGCACACGCCTGTTCCCATCGTGTTATCATGTCTTCGAACTTCATTGCCGAGCGGTGTCTTAGGTATATGTTGAGTGTATCTAGTACGCTGGTATTTGTGAATGTTTTCCCGAATGCTGCGAAGTTGGTTTTAAGTTTCATGTTGTCTTTTATTTCTTTGGTGAGTTGTTTTCCCTCGTTTGCAAGTAAGAGAATGATATCCTTGATGCTGTTTTTTATGTCGTCATCGTCGGAAGTGGTGTATTTTTCTTTCATTTTGTTCATGGTGAGTTTCGCATGTATCATATTGATGAGTGCAATGGCGTTTAAGGTTAGTAGTTGTTTGGCTCCCTCATTAAAAATGCGTGCGACTTGTTCGCGAAGGTTGATTTCATTGTCTGCGTTTTCAAAAAGGTCGAAATCAGTGGGACATGAACCTTCTCTCTTCATTTGTGTGATAATATCCTTTGCTTTATAAAATCTGTTTGTGTCTTTACTGTCGAGTAGGTTGATGTCACTGAATATGCCATCTGTGTATATTTTTGCAAAGTATTGTATCATGGTCTTGAACATGTTTAGTGCCATGATATGTTGCGGCATATATTTGGCAATGCTGTTTGCATCTGTCATTGCAACTTTTTGTTGTGTTTTTGGGTTATACATGACTGATAAGTAATTGAGTGTGAATTTGGTGATTTGTGTTGCAAAGTTTTCATAAAATGAAACACATGGTCGAGCAATATTTTGATTTAAGTTTCCTCTTCCCCACCAATATGTTACAACTACAAAGTTGCTGTCTGGGTTAACGATGGTGGGTTGTTTTTTCTCTCTAAACACCAGTTGATCTAATGGTGGAATATTTTGTAAAGACATGTATACTTGTATATATTATGTTGGGATTATATTTACAGTTATGAGGTTATTGTGGTTGAATCACTTGAATGTTTCCCAGTTAATTTTTTTGTATATCTTGGTGGGTATAAATGGTCTCATGATTCCTATCATGGTGGCAACATGTTTAGACATGTTAACTATTCTTATTTCTATGAGTGTGTCTGCGTATTCTTTGATAACTCCAAGAAATCTATGAGCTACTCCTATTGCTATTGCATGTCTGAGAGTGTATCCCATTCCATCGAATACGAATATCCATTTTGCATTTCCTTTTTCTTGTAGTTTCTCTCTACAATGATTTGCAACACTCTCTTTATCCCAGTAGTTTGTAGCTTCTGCTGGGCATGAGTAATATATGTGTGTTCCTGATTCTGTTGCTATTTTAAAAAAGGAGTGTGCTTTGGGATTTTGGTCGCATATTTTACACATGTTTGTAAATATGATATGGTGTATATGTGTAATTTAATTTGTTGCAAAACTACGAAGCGATTGAAATATAATTTCACATAAGAATGTATACAATGCAGGTGTTAGTATATGCGTTTTTAATTTTATTGATGTATTTTTTAGGAGGTGTATCGAAGATAATGAGTTTTTCGCCCACGGTTAATGGATTACAATCCATGTTGGGTGTTAAAATGCCTAAGATATTTTATCGATTTGCAATACTATGTGCAATTATGTTAGAAATAGTTGCACCTGTGATAATACTGCTGTCACTTCAAACGAATATGTATCAAGAGTATGCTTATTATTCGAGTATTATGTTGGCTATATTTACTGTATTGGTTACTCTAATTTATCATTTTCCTACAACTGAAGGTGAATATTACTCGTTTATGAAGAACCTTAGTGCCACTGGTGGGCTGTTGTTACTATCGACGCAGTTTTAGTGTTGGTGTAAGAGCACCCATTGTGCTGACAATAATATATTATGTTTACTAAAAAACAAGACGATAAATGCTAACAAAAATATGCGAGTA